GCCAAGCAGCGGGGGTTGAGAAATATTAAAGAATTTGTCACCACCTCAGGGATTAAAAAGGATCTCTATACAGGCCTACCTTCTTTATCAGCTATGTTTGAAAGAGGTCAAATTAGAGTGCCTTACAATGATGATCCTTCGACAAGGGATCAGACAGATCATTTATTTGTTGAATTCAATGGGGTTACTTTTAATGAAGACAGCGGAAAATTAGAGAATGTGAATGACCACGATGATGAGGCTATGTCAAGTTTTATGGCGATAACCGAGATTCGTGAGAGAGATAAGAAATTGGAAGCCTTCTTAATTTAAAAATTTTGTAAAATATGAACGACACACTGAATCCAAATTTTTTGGAAGAGTTATTTCGAATGTTCCTTTTGAAGAAAACTCTTGTAGAGCAGGTAAGCGAGCACCTGAAATATCAGATGCTCCCTACCCAAGAACACAAGCAGGTTTACCAAGATATAGTTAATCATTTAGCCCTTACTGAGACGCTACCTTCATTTGGGGTGCTATATGAAAAGAATAAGGGTGATATCAAGGTTGAGAGGCTACTTAAAAAAATTAAAGACTCAGATATAGTTGATGCGGAGCCATTAACAAGGCAGCTTGAAAAGTATATTAAAGATGTCAGGTTTTCAATGCTCTTTGATAAAGTAATAAAAGTCCATAAAGATGGAGATCAAGATGGTGCAATCAGGCTAATGGCTAAGGAGAGTGCGGACATAGCTGAGTTTTCCTTTATGAAGGAATCCGGTAAATTCCTAAGGGTATTCAAAGACTATCCAAAAATGGTGGCTCAAAAGGCGATTAGTAGGGAGGAGAATGTAAAACGTAAAATCCCCTTTGGTATACTGCCCTGTGATATAGTTTCTCAAGGAGGTATGGACAGAAAAGACACTGTGCTTTGGATCATGCGCTCAGGGGTTGGAAAATCAACGGCTTTGAAGTGGCAGGGTATGCATGCATGTAGGTTAGGGTTTAACGTGTTGCACGTCCAATTGGAAGGGGCTGAAGAAGAGGCATTTGACAAGTACACTCAAATTTGGACAGCCTTACAGTATATGACCGTAAGGAATGCGAACATAAGTGACGCAGACTACCAGCGCCTACTCGATATAGCGAATCAAATGGTGGTCATGGATCAGGATATTTATCTGAGAGCATATGAAAGATTTGATGAAGCCTCAATGCTCGATGTTAGGCAAGAAGTAGTTGATTATATCAAAATAAACGGCTTCGCCCCTGACTTGCTGATACTTGATAGTATTGATCTAGCTCACCCTGGGGACGGTATCCATTATGGCGTAGACACACAGTCTATAAAAATGAAGTTGCAAAACTCCTCACGCAAGTTTAAGAATATATGCAATGAGTTCGATATGGCAGGCATTACAGCGACGCAAACGGGCGATATACCACAAGACATACTGAATGACCCTAATAAAGTAATCACTCGTTCAAATTCCATGGGTGATAGGAATATAGGTAACTCCTATTCTTACGTGCTAACGGGAAATATGACACCTGACGAAGAAAAGAAAAGGCAAATGCGAATTTTCTTAGATAAGGTGAGATATTACAACCCAGGCTCACGAGTATACCCGATTTGCACAAATTATGAATTAGGGAGGTTCCAGGATACAGCAAGAACGAAGAAGCTGTTTAAAGATGTTTATTCACCTGAGCCTGTGAAGGAGGAAGCCAATGGATAGTGAGGAAATCATAAAAGAATTTGAATTAAGAAAGTTTGGATCGAAAGGTTGGCTATCGGGTAAATTGGACTGCCCTGAGTGTGGCCAAAATGATAAATTCGGCATACTATTTAATGGTGATTCAGGAGTATGCAAATGCATGCGGTGTGCTATTAGAATACCGCTTAAAAAATACTTGCGCGACCTTGGGCGGGGTGAATTAACTAAGTCGGAAGATAGCTACAAGCCAAAGCCTGAATTGCCCTCATTGTTTGCTGATAAAGAGATAATACAAGAAGCAGCGGAGGCTGAGATACCCTTAGGCTTTAGGAGAATAGAAAGTGACGCTTATTTAAAGGAACGGGGTTTTACTCCTGAACAATATGACCAATTCCATGTTGGTGTGTCTGATATCGCTCCCGGATTAAAAGGTAAGCTCATTTTCCTGCAGTATAATTGCGATAGACTTGTTGGATGGCTTGCTCGTTCGAGAAGAACGTATAAATGGCACAAGGAAAACTTGCAAAAACACAAGGAAAACGGAGAGATACTCGTACTGAGGTACAAAAATTCAGAAAACGACTTTTCAAAAATATTGGGTGGTTTAGATGAAATCACTCCTAATACCAAAACAGTGATTCTTGTAGAAGGCCTATTTGATAAGGCAAATGTTGATAGGATCTATGGTTTAAATTATATTGAGGAGGTTAAGTGCTGTTATACCTTTGGGAGCGATATCTCAGATGACCAGTGCGACTTAATCCCGAACACTGTTGAGCGTATTATCATGTTGTACGACGCTGATGCGATATCCCATATGAAGCCTTCGGGCGGTAGGTTGATGAATAGATTTGTTGTTGAAATTGCGGTCATAGAGGATACAGATGAAGACCCGGGAAGCATGGGTTTCGAAATGCTCCACAGCTTTATTGAAAAACGCAAAAATTTTATTCATTTTTTCCAACAACTAATCAAACCGAAATGGACAAAGTAGTAACTAAATCGAGGGATCTTCCCTTAGTGGACTTCTACACTATTTTGCAACAAGAGTATATCTCTTACGCAATAAGAAGTAAAATTTATGCACCGCAGTATGCGATAAAATACTTATCCTTCTGTCAGCATAAAAAAGAAAAGATTGAGAAAATTGCAATCAAAAACGCACTGCCTTCTATTTTTTCTTCGACCAAGACAAAAGAGAAATACTTCAGTCATTTTTTTAATGACAAGGGTCTCCCTAATTTTCAATACAGGGACGAAAAGTCGGTGAAGATGATGGGGTATTGGGATAAGGTGTATTGGTTTTCGCAAGGCACAAGTATTAAAGTTTCATTCGCCGGTGAACTCATAACGACCAAGATTTTAGTGAACTACCCTAAACAGGATAAAGTCTCTGTAAAGATTGATGGGCTCACTGTTGATTTTGAATATAATGAGATAAGCAGAATTATTTCTGAAAACCTCACTGTATTATATTAATTTTTCCGTATCTTTACTCACTCTAACAAAAACCAACCATGATTATACGCAAGCTCTTTAAATTTGAGGGCGCCCATATTGTTCGCGATTGTTCTTCGGACTATTGCAAGAAGTCTGTCCACGGACATTCTTATAAGGTAGAAGTCTTCATTGAATGTGACTCCCTCGATAATGGTATGATGGTTCTTGATTTTGGCCTCTTAAAAGGGACAGTCAAAGACCTCGTAGAATCTTTTGATCACGCATGGAGCTATTGGAATAAAGAAGGTGACGATTACAGAAACTTTGTCCAAGCAAATTCTGAGAGATGGGTGGAGATGCCTGTTTCTCCTTCTGCAGAAGGATATGCCTTACTCTTACTTTACCATATTAGTAAAATAGTTGGAAATACTGTTTTCAGTAATGGTGAGGGTTTGATTATCGTAAAGTCAGTAAGGGTGCATGAAACAGAAACAGGCTACGCTGAGGCGACTCATGATGACATAGGCAAGGCCTACTGGAAATACAAATTGGAAGAAGTTATCTTTTCACCTGCTATCAAAAAAGATTGGCAGATACCTACAATGATGGAAGACATCGCAAACAACAGGAGATTCGTTAACCCAAAAGTTGAACTTAAATTCAAATAAATATGCCTAAAACTATTATCGCAGGAAACCCGGGATTTAAAAAACCGGTACCTCAAGGTTCCCTTTATATTAATGTAGCGGAGTTTTTCTGCGACACTATCCAAGGGGAAGGGGTTAATCTCGGAGCGCCAGCATCCTTTTTGAGAGTGCAGCATTGTACTCAGGCTTGTATATGGTGCGATTCACAAGAAGTGTGGCGGTTTGGTAACCCTTACACATACGAC